AACTGTGGCAATCGTCAGCCCACCCGCTGCTGCCACCGTAAAACTGGCGTAGTTTGCAGCGTCATACCCCAACCGCAATTGCTCAGTAATCGCCAGGGAATGTAGCTTTGCTGCCGGTGCTGCCGCTCCACCCCCGATAATAACATTTCCTCCAACGTCCATCCTTAAGTGGGTCGTGGTATAGTTGCTGATTGTTAGCAAGGGGCGGTTTGCAACCGCTACGTTTGCCGCTCGCAGTGAGATATTCAGCACCTCGCCAGTGTCAGTTACCAGGTCGGAATTGCTGTCGGCTACGAACTGGTTGTTTGCTGCACTGCCCGTTCGATTCCCTTTTGTTGTCAATAGAGGGGTAAATAATCCAGCCCCACCGGTGGCATTGGTCAACTTGAAATAGGCGTCTGCGGTCGCTACGTCGTCTTCATAGCAGTTGAATTTTGCCCCGTTTGTTGTGACGGTAAAGGACCCAGTCCCCGTGTAGGAAGATGCGTTTGTGATCCCGCTGATATAAATTCTATAGTCGCCCGTGCCAGCCGATGATCCAAATGTGGCATTGCCTGTCGGGTCAAACCTAAGGACGGTAGATAACGCAATCTCGTTGGTTTTTACAATTCTTAAAAGTAAGGCCGATGAGTAGTTTGTAGCAGAGGGAGTACCAGATATACTGGCTCTGATGTTGCTTATTTCTCTGAAATCCCCATCAATATATCCATATCCGATATTATTATAAATAACATCACTGGATTGTACGCTTGCGGGGGTTGCCAACGAGCCTCTAGCGAACCTGTAATAAGTGTTTGCTCCCGATGTGGCGGAATCTTGATATGCGGTTATTCTGTTTGAGGTTTGCCCACCATCACGCCAGATATCAAATCCTACACCAACACCATCATTAATTTGAATTGTACTTGAGAAAAGAGATGGTCTAGTCAGTAACGAGTAAATTGCATACGAGCTGGTTATCCCTGTTACCGACCTAGCACCAATATGCACACCTGCTGCAATACCGACAGTACCACCATCACTACACGCTGGCAAACTACAATCGATGGCCCATGCCTCGTCAATTACCGAACCCGCTCCACTTACATACGCTGCGCCAGTCTCAATTCCCTTCCATTCGGGCAAAGTAAATCCAGCCGAGTGATATAGGACGGTGTAGATTGAACCAAACTCCTGTATGGTTGATTGACCAGCAACAGTATAGTTTCTAAAAAACGTATTCATGTGCTGGCTACCAGCACCTGAGTACGCATACCCATCAAAGAAATTGACGGCGTTCGCTCCAGACGAGGTAGTGACCTGTCCGGAGAAAGATGTTTTCCCCGTGACAGCTACGGCAGTAGCATTAGCGGTTGATCCCAAGTAGCTTGTGCCATTTACGGCAAACGCCCCTACTGTGGGCGCTATGTTAATCGCCACTCGCCCGTTGATAGTGTCCACCACCAAAACGTTGTCCACAACGCCGCTTTGCTCAATTATCATGGCGGAAACAGAAGCGAGATTGATTTTTTGAGCGGCGGTAAAGATATTTTCTTCTTCTAGCAGTGCAAGTGTTCCATCTGCTGGCAACGTCCCGGTAAACCCACCTGTGACTATTACTCCCCCACCAGCCATTGAACCACTGCCTGTAACAACCGATACCCAAGAGAAAGACCCCGTATCCACATCATAAATAGCAGCCCACCCCTCTTCCGGGCTGTTTGTAACCTCAAGAAGAGCTGGAGAGATGCTGCCTTCTAGTATTTGATATTTTGCTCTTATTAGCTCTGCTGTCATACCTATACCGCCTGGGCTGCTGGCCCATAGATTCTACGAAGCTGCCCTGCATTATGTATCAACACCTCAAGGGTTTCTTGGCTGAGGTGTAAAATAGAATAGTTCTCTAAGATATATAAAACCTCAAAACTAAGCTCACTAATCCTAGCCGAGGGTTCAGGAACAGATAAGACCTCAAATGAGGTGCTACTGTTTCTTATTGTCCTGGTTGCAGGGATTATAAGAGCCTCGATGGAGGTAGAAGAATTAAAAACTGACATTAAGACACCAATTTGAGACCGTATTGAGAATTATTAATACCAGAAACTGTCCACCAAGAAGAGGTAGAGGGGTCTGTTTCTTGTGTGATACAAGAAAAAGTATAGGTATCTCCAGGAGAAAAACTAGACCCATCATATTCTGTGGTTTCAACATAGAAAACGGGAACGGCGGTTCTGGAACCAGCATCGTCTTTCTTTGCATAAATATTTACTTGGGTTCCATAAATGCTTCCAGAGGTAGTAACTAGATCAGAAAATGTATAGAGATCAGTATAACCTGAGATTGTAGTGTGATTATAAGTAGTATCATCATCAGGAGTGGTATCATCAACATTTTCCCAGTTTTGGCTTCCAGAAGGTACTGGCGTCCATTCAGCTTTTAGTCCCGTACCAGAAGGTCGAAGACATTCTACCCTGGCATCCCCAATAAAGTCCTTATTAATTGTTCCAGAACCATCAAAGATATAGAGATCATCATAGTAGCCAGGTGCACCAAATAAACCAAAACTATTGGCATAACTGTTCCCGGTCTTAGCTGTATTAACTCCGGTAAGGGATAACCCAGAAACACCGTTAATTCGAACTTCACACGTTCCAACCGATGCACTTACTGTAACATAGAGCTCAATATAGTACCAAGTATTCAAACTTACAGCATTAGAAGTAGTTCCTAAAAGAGTTTGACCTGTACCGAAACCGTTATAAACAGACAAGGTCCCGTCTGTATTTAGCTGAAGAGAATACTGGTCTGTTCCAGCATCTTTTGCTACGATTAGATCATTTCTGGTAGAAAAACTGGTTGGGTAAAAAGCCATACCAATAACCCATACAGACTGATTATCCAGTGTTTTAAACAAGCCTGCGCCCGAAGAACCTGGGGATAAAATCCCAGAGGTACCATTTCTACCATAACTACCGGAGATGTTGAATGTCCCGGTTGTGGAATTATATTTTGTTCCAACCGCAGCCGTAGCTCTATCATCAAATGAATCTATAAATCTAAGCATTTATGCCTTCCATGAAAATCTAATGTGAACTGTAAGATCCGATGCAACTGTATCTCCGGAAACTAATTGAATCTGAAAATAATCGTCTTTTGAAAAAGTTGCCGTAGCAATATCCGTGGTTGAGGCTGTATATTCTCCAACCGCAATATCTAAATAAGAGGTGAGAATTGATACACCGTTCTTAAGTACATCGAGTCTAACAAGTGATGTAGCTGGGGCGGTATTTACTGCACAAAAGATTTCATCAACAGTCGCTCCGGTTACATCGTGAGCGTAGATTCGGATCGGTTTAATCCCAGCGTGGCTAGTAGAAAGGTAAGCCCCCTCTATGGTGAGAAGATACTGCTGATTTACTGTTACATATCTCGGGGTCCAGGTATTACTAGATTCTTGATAAGCTAAAACCTGGGTGTCTTCTGGAACACCACTGACAGCTACTCCGTTTAAGTAAGTATTAGCCGAGTCGTAATCTTCAATATCAGCTAAAACGTGAGTGTGTCCAGTATTACTCTTTAAAGCCAGTAAGAGGTCTGTATCCTCTTGTGTATAATATCCAGAATAAAGGTACTCATAAGTAACGTAATCACTGTGAGTATGACCAATACTTCCAGAGGCTGTTACCTCGTAATCTACGAATAAATTATCCCCTTCATAAGTATCAAATAGTACGGTAAAAGCGGTTGTTCCGGTTTCTGTGTACTTATCTGGACCTTGTCTTACACCATTATAATAAACTTGTAAAGTACCCGGGATGAATTCATTTAGCGTTGTAAAGCTGGTTCCGGGTACTTGTATACCAAGCTCCTCATTAAATACACCGGATTGAGTAGTGCCAGAAGAGGTTGTTAGCCCAATCGTAACTTGTCTATCTCCAACGTCTGTAATAGTAAATTGTGTGGAGAAATCAAGAATCGTAACCCCAGAAGAGACAATTACATCGTTATTCTCAACAATTATACCATTAGCAGTAGCTTCGATATCATCAATCCTGTATCTAATATGATTTAGATTGTCTAAGATTGATGCCCCACTTACGGGTATGTCTTCTGAAGAAAGCTCTGCCTCATCATAGGCTACCCTCGTTTGAGGAAGGTATCCGATGAAACCACCCGGTGGTCCGCCACCGCTGCCAGACGAGGTAGTATACCCCCCAAGATTTAGTGGCTGGGCCTTTAGGTATCTGACAACATTGTCCAGTGAAGTATAGAAAACCTGCTCAAAGCGCATAATTACACTCCGTCATCTAAACGGATGACTGTGATAGGACTCGTAGGCATACCAGCCGAATGATCTACAAAAGAAGTAGTATAGTAAGGAAACTTCTGCCAGAAAGTTTGTGGGTAGGATTCTAATTCCGGAATAGTAGCAAACATATACTGGGGGTAGTATCTATTAGAGGTTTCTATGTGATTTGCTCCAACAAAGTCAGCAATGTTTGTTCTCGGACTAAATACGGCATCGGCTGTGTGGGTTAAAAGTCTGTTATCATCACACCACGTAACATATTTACCGTAGTCTAGCTCACTTACCCGCCCACCAATTGTATTGTCCCCACCAAAATTCATAACCCTTAGGTCAGAAACAATACCACTAATAGTTACGTTAGAAAACTGGTTATTATAGATTTTAAAGTGTGGAGGAACATTGGAGGCAATATTAACTTCTTCCTCGTTGATAGTCATAACAAATAAACCGCTACCTACAGTATAGGTTGTAATTGGGTATGGGAGGGATTCTTCTTCTCGAAGAGCAAAGAAGTCGAAATCACGGATGGTATAACCATCTTCTCTTTTATCTAGTAGGTAGGATAAATCTACTCCACTTAGTATTATACTATTTTTAAGCTTATCGACGTAAAAACTCGTAGATCTAGTACCATCACTGCGACTAAATCCCGTAATTAGTTGGTTAGCATAGATAAAATTTCCCGTTCTACTTGTATCTAATTCTATTTGTGCGATAGTATCCCCGGCACCTCCGACTGGGATCATTTTTCCCAGGTAAGTACCATCCAGATAATAAATTGAATTATCCAAATCATCAAGTAGAACGGAAGTACTTATGGTAGACGGCAAAGACGCTATAGCACTTGTAGACATACTAGAGTTAATCTTTGATCCATCATATAGTAGGTAACCGTCTAAAAGAAAGTATTGCAAACCGTTTTTACTGATAAAACTCTTCTGTGGATGCCTACTCGGATTAAATGCAGCTTCCTCTGGGTCAATGTACCCAACAGTCGTATTACTACAAACTGGATAAGGAAGACAAACTACTATCTTTTGTGTGGAAACCTTATCAACCTCCTCTAAGTATGGGAGATTAAGTAGATAAACATCCTGCCACTCATCTGTTTTTGTAACTAGATTTAAACAACGACAGTCCCGTACTGATGTAGTACAGTTAATATATAGTTTATAGTAGATCTTAATTCTAATATTGCTCCTATAAGCAATACCATCTAACGCATACCCACAATGGAGGTAGTTCATACTGTTATTTGCTGCTGGATCTGAGCCACTACCTGCGTACAGACCACCATAACAGGGGATATCCTGAGCCTCTAAAGAATACAGACTTTTGGTTGTAACTATTGCTGTTTCACCATCGAGGTAGATACAATACAGGGTCATCTCACTACCTCGATAATCATAACTATTATTTTCTGTGGCTTGTGTATATTTTTTGTATATACCAAACAAATAGCATACACCTGTTCCGGCCATATATAAAGGTGTTGGCATGACTTGAACAATTCTGCGTTCAAATCTACTTACTGGAACGCTAAGTGTAAAGTCATCATCGTTTCTGTAAGCGCCAGATTCTAGGTTATAAGACACCGATTTTGTGTGAAAAGTGTCAAAACCATCACCAGCCCCGTCTAAGTTTCCTTCAATATATCCAGAATAGGTATAATAGAATACCCCGTTTACGAGCATTGCAGGGGTAAAAATGGAAAAACTACTTTCGTTATCTAACCCTAAAATGTTTACTGAGGAAAAAGCCAGAACCTCTTCGTAAGTAATATCAGTAACGCCTACAGTAATTTCTTCTGTACTTAGTTGAAAAATTCTTCCTGCATTAACCGTACCATACTTTACTCTAGTAACTTGCCCCCATGCTAAATCAGCGGTGATTCGAAACCATTGTGAAAAGAAAACATTGTACAAACCGTTCTCTGTCGGGTCATCCTGGTCCTTAACAAGGATTAAATCACCGCTTTGTAGTGGTACTCCATCCACGGTTTGGATTCCATTTAGGGTTATATTCTCAGTTGTGGCCGCACTTGCATAGGTCGTTCTGGTTGGGTGTACTCCGGGAATAAGTGCAGAATAGACAAAGTGAGATACAAAAACCTGCTCAGTTTCTTGAGATTTGTAGACTTCGATAACCTCGTAGGGACGTTCATCGTTCTCCCTGATTTGGCCGTCTGTATCCAAACCTTTCTTACGATAGATGGCTCTATCAAATACAGTTACTCCTGTATGATCGGGCCATTCTATATCTATTTCAAAAGTTTGTGGTTCATCATCTGTCCATGCACAATAGCCAAATTTTCCGTCTGATAGCATATATGTAGTTCTACCCTCATTTAGGGTATGTAATCTACCACGTGCCCCGGCGGCATAGCTATAACCGGTAACTACACCATCTTCATAGATATCTTCGGAGGGAAGAACACTGATGATTTTTGAATCCCCATCACCGGTGTTGTGTCCATAAGTTCGTCTGCTCCCCCAAAAATCGTCGGAATTTACGCCGAGGGATGCGGGAGCCTCAACTACCGCTGTAACTTTAGATCCGGATGATTTTTCTACGTCTGTGATAGATACATCTTCAAAGGATTCACCGATTGTAACCTGATAAGAATCAACCACTTGTTTACTATATTTAGCAATAACTACCCAGGAAAGATCATATCCCAATTCCAAAATTTTCTCTTCTGTAAGTCTATATCCGATATAAATATAGCTTGTGGCTTGATCAATATCACAAGCTACCGCTCTAACATCAGAATCTGTGTAAACAGTGTCATCGTTAGCCGTTAGGGTAGTGACTTCAAATTTCTGCCAGTTGGCAACAGAGTGGCCCCTATTAAAATAACAATGATTTCCTGCTATACAAGCAAACAAACTGTTCTTAATAATAAGATCGGTAACATTGTATTCATCTAGCCCCGTAGAAAAGCTTTCCCAAGTGGGGGTAGCAAGTTCTTTTCTATAAACGCCACTACCCTCAGTACCAGTATAAACATGACTAATAAACCCGTAATATGCTAAAAGTCTTGGGCACTGAAAATCTAAGACAATGGTTGTTAAAGCACCAGATCCAGAGATGTTTACAGAAATAGATGTAACCAGACCACTTCCCGTAAAGTAATCTGAGGAAGAAAGAACCACATCACCGACAACTACGTCCTGTAATCCGATCAACTCAAAGGTTCTAACCGGCTTAATTTCGGAGTATTCATTAAGAAGCTTATTAGCTAGAGATCGAGCAGTGGAGTTTGTTCGGATCCCACTATTTGCGAGTAGGATTGCACGTTTATCCAGAGTGGAACGTTCATAACCAGTCTTTATAGACTGGTCTGCAAATACCCACCCCTCCCCGGAATTACCGTTTCCCCAAACTACTACTCTATTTCTAAGCCCATTATCATCAAAATCGTGGGTATAGGTTTTGATAAAAGTATCATTAATTTCAAGATCAGGGCTGCTAAGGTCTTTTGAAAGAGTGCCAATCCTACAAACACCATCTGCATCAAAGTATAAATACCAACCGGACTGTTGTAACAATCCAAGAAGAATGTCCATCAAACCAGAAGGACCAAAGCTAGTGTTTTCAGAAATGTACACACCATAGTCATCTGTATCGTAAACATGAGTAACAGTGGCCTCATTCAGGAAACGTGTAATCCAATATCTAGCAGTTGTAACTGAGGTAACAGAAACAACATCAGATACAAAGTAATCTGCAATTTTCTTTGATCCATCTTGGGCATTAACTACAAACTGTCCAGTATTTGAGTTCTTTTCTACATTAGCTACGTAGAAGATACCTTTTCTAATACCGTCCTCATAGACTTGAACTTCTTCCCAGGGAGAGAAAGTAATACCAGTTTTATACTCTACTGTTAGTTCAATACTAGCAGTACCCTCACAGATACTAGCCTCTCTGGTTAAAGAGATAACTGTATCTGTGATGTCATTACCACTTTTCAATACTTGAAAATTAACTCGCATTTACCGCCTCAATTCCAACGTAGTTGTAAACCCAGATTTGGTCCAATTATGGTCTAAGCTAAAGATATACCAGTCTCCGCTTAAACTCATAAATGTACTACTAATTTCTAAAACAGAACGTGCATGAAGGGAGGGGCTTCCGGTCATGGTCATACTAATCTTATCAGTCAATCTATTATATAGATTAAGATTATACTCGGCTGCTTTTTGGGCTTCGGAGGTTTCATCAATATAGGGAAGAGCAGCTAGGATAGTTTTATAAAAACCAACTGGAAGAATCTGCTCATCTGAATCAGATCTTGGATCATAAGACAGAGAAGAGCTTTCTTCGGCATCTGTTCCCTGCCTACCATAAACAACAACTCGATTTCTTAGATCAAGTTCATCTATGGAGTAAGCAATATTCAGAACTGTTAAATCAGTAATTGGATTTCCTACGTTTACTGCTACATCGGCTACATCCCCAGGCTGTCCTGAAGTTCCTTTCATAACAAAAGGTTTCCTGTTTTTAAAGTAAATCCTACCGTTATGATCAGCCCAGATCGACCAGGTGATAATATCAGACAGTTGTTTCACAATATCATAAAGACTAATGATATTAATTTCAATATCCGTACTAACCCCAATTGTAAAACTTGTTGGGGTATACTCATACAATGATAACCCAATTAGCCCAACTAAGTCACTGATCAAGGTCTCCATGATAATGTTTCTACGTTTAAATGCTGTATCTGGGGTTGAGGAAACAATAAAATAATCCGCTAATTTTACAAGCTCATCTTGTGCAGTAACAGTGATGATATCATCTGGGGCTTTTCTTTCGATTTGTTTTACATAACCATTGAAAACAACCTCATGTTCATCCACATAACCAAGATCAGCAGATACAGTATCTCCAATATCAAGCGTTGTGGATTCACAGTCAAAAGTCATCGTGGCAGTTGCTGCACCGTGACTCTCTGAAACCCGTATTGAAAGTGGAGAAGTTACCCCAGGAATTGCTGCGTAAAGCTGTCTCATAGTTATTCTGGATAAAGCTCAAGGGCTACAGTATAAACGGGTGCGGTACAATCTTGAGTAATATCAAGAGTTTGCCAGTAGCTATCATCCCTACCAGCACGTACCGAGCTTACATAGACATTTAATGCACCTTGATCCCCTGAAAATACAACGGTAGTGGGATCGGTTGTAAGAGCTACTAAAGCCTCCTTATTACTTTCACCGACTACTTTTGCATTTACCGTTAGAACAGATTCATCATACCCAAAGATATGCAGAATTGTTCCACCCTGAAGGGGGTTTAGTCTTGCAATAATCTGCTTAGCATTATTATCCAGATCTTGAACATAAATTCTAATACCATCAATTGTCCACATAATTCACCTTATTTCACTGAAACCGTTTTTGTAACGGTTGAGGAGGAACCTGAGTAGTTAATTAAAGAATCCGCGAAGTAGGTCTTTAACGTTTCTGTTAGTACCTTACCATCAACAATTACTTGGGTGGATGAAGTCAATCTGAGGTTAAGATCTACAGATCTCAAGGTACTTGGGGAATTATCTCCTGTTACTAAATTAGGAACATCTTTGCCAGCCATACCAGCAGCCCATCCCGCCGGAATACTTCCCCCGGGTTTGGTTACTAAACTAACAGCCCCTCCGATACCTCCACCCATAAGAGATTGCTGTTGTAGAGTTCCCAGCATATTCAAACGAGCGGAGTTATAGTAACCATCTACCATCGGGTTCTGGTTAGTTCTAGCTGCGGTTGTGCCCACCATATTTAATTTAGCAGAATCATAATACCCACCAGTCATTGGGTTGGCTGTAGTTCCTATTACAGGATTAACGGTAGACTCTCTATCTCGACCTTTTGCATTTTGCAAATTCTCTAAAAACTCTGCCAGAGCACCATAATCAACGCCTCCCCCACCTCCCTGAGAAGCCCCACGAAGGGATTCTGAGTAAGGAACATAGAAAGACCCGTTTGCGGGTAAGTTATAAATACCATCCAGTTGTTGTCTATTTAGGTCTACAAGCTCTTCCATGAGCATCTGCATGACTTTACTGTCTTGCATTTCAAATGCCCATTGACCATCATCCGTTCTAACTACGGTTGGTTGTTCATTCCGTTTATAACCAAACTTTGATTCCAAAAGCCGTAGAACCGGCTCGTAGTATTGTTTAGCAGCAGCATATTCCTCTGCACCATATTTAGCAAAGTTTAAATTCTGAGCAGCGGCAATTTTCCCAAGCTTTTCTAGTTCCTTCTTAGCTTGTTCAAGATATTTAGGATCAAGTTTAAAGACTTCTTGAAAACTAGTTTGCAGTTGGATGAAGAAGGGATCGAAAGCCTCAATATATTGCTGAATATCTGAGTCATTAAAAGTATCCGGAAGTGTGGAACGTAGGGTGTTCCACTGCATTTCCTGAGCTCTTTTCAGAACCATGTTAGCTTCAGGATCAGAGAGATCTGTCATATCAACAACACTGGGCGGAATGATTTTACTCTTTTGAACATCTCGATAAGAGTTTACCAGTGTTCCCAAAAGCTGTTGTTCCAAAATATTACGTTGTTCACGCAAAGCTTCTCGACCAGTCTCGGTTCCCTCATCGGCTGCGGATTTTAAACCAAACCCGGTAACTTCTGGATTAACAAAATCATCATTTATTTCCGCATTTAAAGCATTAAGATCAGAAGTTAGTTTAGTAATTTCGGTAGAAGCTTCTATACTCCCAAGAGTAAAGACATCCATTAAAGCTTTGACAACACTTGTAGACTCTTCTAAACCCACAGTAGAACCGAATAGATCACCAACTACTTGGTTCGTTGAATAAGCTCCACTGTAGGCTCCACCAACATTTGCCTGAACATCTGCATAACCCTTAGATTTCATTGTCCCGCGTTGAAGCTGAGAGAGAGCATCTCTCCTTAGTTTTTCTGCATATTGCTGATATTCAACCGGAATAGCACCGACAGGACCGGACTCAGCAGCTTGTGTTCTTACTATACTTCTATTGTAGGCTTCTCGAATGGCGAGCTCTTCTGGAGTCATCTCTCGTTCTGCTAACCGGTTCATGATTTGACCGGCGGTTGGGGCCCCCTGTTGCCCCGTAATTTTACTTGTATCCAAACCCATATTTTCTGCTACTGAGAAAATAAGTGCCTGTATATTAGATGTAGCAATGGCAGTTAGAGGTAAGTTTCTAAAAGCAGCGGAAGTTACAACAGCCTCGGCATTTGCACGGAGTCTTTCATCTGGGTTTTGATAAGGCTCATCCCCCTCATCAGGAGGAGCTGGGGGTAGAAAGTCTTCAGGATTGTATTCAATTTTAAGAGTACGAGCAGCGGCACTACCAAAAGCAGCACCAGCAGCGGCCCAGATCGGATTACCCCCGCCCAGTACGGTGCCTAGAATACCACCTGCAACTGTTCCCCAAGCTTCGGGACTCTTGATTCCACCCTCTTGAAAAGGCTGGATAGCTGATAGAGCCGTAGCCGCAATACCACCACCATATTGCGTAACTCCTGCCCCCAAACGATCCCTAAAAGATCCTACAGTGCCACGCTTACCAGCGATAGTAGTATATACCTGGGCTTGTAGACTTCCTAATTTTGCAGCGCCGTTTGTACCACTAAAATAAGCCATAGCCGCGATTGAAGCAGCCAAAGCCGGCCCTGCACTTCCAGCAGCCTTAGTTACGCCGTCTAAAGCACGAACCATATAGTCGAGAATTACAGTAATGTCTTTAAAGATAGTTAAGATACCGCCTTCATCACCAATAGTCTGTGCTAATTGAGCAAAGGTGGTATTAAGGTTGGTAATAGCAGTCTGGGCACCACTCATTTTAGTTTCAAGAGCAGCACCGGCAATACCGGCAGACCCCATCTGTCCAGCAACCATTCCCGGTATTTGATCTGAACCGGTAATTAAAGACATTAAAGCAGATTGATTACGAACCCCACCCGCAACAGTGTAGGTAAGCTTGTTTAGTTGATCGACACTAATCAACCCAAGAGCTACCCTTCGATTAATATCATCCACAATATCAAGAGCGTTTCTCATCCGGCCTGAGCTATCTTCTACAGCCACACCGAATTTTTGAAGTGCCTCTGCCCCTTGCGGACTATACAGAGAAGATAACACGGCTCTGACTTTGTTACCGGTTTCTTCTGGGCTTAATCCACCGAGTTTTTCTGATAAAATAGCAATAATAGCATTAAGTTCTTCGGTAGAAACACCAGCATTTTCCGCTTGTTCAGATACGATAGAAAATGTGGTAGCAAGGGTTTCGAGATCCACGTTAGCAATTTTGGTTAGTGCAACCCACTTGTCGAGAAGCTCATTACCTCGTGATAATGCTTCTGTTGTAGACATTTCTTCACCGGCAGTTTGTTTCAAAGCAGCACTAAGAATGTCCATAGCCTTTGCTTGTTCAATACCAGCGAGCTTGGATAAAGTTAAGGAATCAGCAAGCAGTTTATTTGCAGCGGTTGCTCGTTCTACCGGGTTAGCAATTTGACCTGCTGCTCTATAAGCAGTAACATAACCCTCTAATACTTGATCAATAGATTCACCGGTAGCCCTTGCTACACTAGCCGCCTCTGAAAAGATCTGATTTGTGCTTTTCTGGGCATTACCTAAAGCAATTGTAACATCTAACAGTCTACTCTCATTTTCAATAGCCTGAGTAACAAGTTCCTGAAGTTTTTGAAAGGTACCATAAACAAGACCAACGGCAAGACCCCACTTAGTAACTTCAGAGATGTCTCGTCTAATAGCTTCACCAAAACTACGATATTGTTTCTGTAAAGAGTCTAGTACCTCTCCATTCTTAGTTACATGAAAAACAGAGCTCTGTCTTTCCCCGGATGGACCTTCTTGTGCAAAACGATAACGAGTAATATTAGATTTTGGGCCGAAGGGTTGTGTACTTCCTCCACCTTTAACTAGCGCCTCTTCAATTGCATACGGATCAAAACCTGCTTTAATGGCGGCTTGTCTTGCGGCTTGGCCTGATTTATCCTGGAGTTGGGCTGCCGCCTGCTGAGGAGTAATTCTAGGAGTACCTCGACCACTCTTAGGAGAAGGACCAAAATCACCCCAGACACCATTTACTTGTCTAATAGTATAAGCGAAATCCCTTAGCTCCTTGTCTACGTTTTTAAAATTACCGCTAACCTTAATGGCCCCGTCTTTTAGTTCGTTAATTCTTAAGCCCTGGATACTTTCTGCTTTAAATCCTGCCGAAGTTAAAATACTAGTTTCGGCCCTTAGGGTTTGTTCAACCGCTCCCTTAGCACCTGTTCCGCCTTTTCGGATTTTCCAATCCATCATCTGACGAAGAGAGTCTACCTGTCCCTGCCTTCCAGTCCATAGTTGTAAGGCATTTGCAGCTTGCTGTACTTTCTGCTGGGCTTGAGAAGCAGCAGCATTGGCGGCGGCAACAGTAGCAGCAGGAATTGTTGGTTGTAAACCTTGAGGAGCCTGCTGCCAGTTAACCTGCTGCTGAGTATGGCGTGTAGTAGAAGATGGAGCGGTGTAGGGTTTCCCGGCGGGGACACCTAAGATTCTAGCTTCTTCTGGGGTAATATAGGTAGAGGCAACAACACGGGGAGCGGAGTATCGAGAGTTTCTCGCTACCCGCCCCATTTCACGCATATAATCATTAACTCGAGCCTGTACAACATCCGTCAAAATCTTGTCTAATTCACGATTAATGTCTCCAACCGCTTTAGAAACAAAAACAGACGACCCACCACCGGCTCGGACAGTTCGTTGCTGTGTACCACTCATGATTTTAGATAGGGCGGATTCGGTACCACCTGAGGTTGGACTACCTCCATAAGCACTACGACGTATTACTTGTTCTAGTGCACCCTCAAGCTGCTTCAGGGAAATTCCCGCTTCTTGGGCAAGGGATTTCATTTCTGCTAGTTTTCTATTGGCATCATCTAATTTCGACATTTATTGTTCTACCTCACCTAGTACGATATTAACTCCGTCTGGTGCTTTATCACGATCAAAAACTTTATCAATCCACTGCTCAAGTTCTTTTGAACTACCATCCCAAAGAATTTTATCGGGCGGACGCTTTTCTTTTGGTAATTCATTGAGATTATCTACTTGCTGTAATTTTCTGATGACAAAACTAATAGTGTATGGAATTTCTGTCAGAGAAGACAGCTTAGGGTCTAGCGGAATATGTAATGCTTTAGATACCGACCATACTGCGGCAATAGCATTACTCCGTGCTATTTTTTTAGCTGCTGAGTAGATAATTCAAGAGAAACGTAATTCTGAATAAAAGTATTTTTAACTTCTTCAGGAAGATTCAAAACATCTTCGATGGCATGAAAAAATGGAGTGGTTAATTCTGGATCTGTATAAGTACCAAAATATACACAAGCATCCCTGAACGCTCTAATTAATTCTTTCTGACAAAGATCGTCTTCGACTTCTTTAGCGTATTCTGCATAGAGAATATCAAAGGGGCGGTCTGCAATCTTTTCCCGCTCTTTACCAATTACTTTGAGTAATTGTTTACGGATAGCAGCGGAACGCCCATCCTCCCAAGCATCAATTTCTGCCTGGTACAGTTCTTGTTCTTCCTGAGTAGCGTTTTCTTTTGGTTCCTTCGGCATTGGATAATCAAAATCTTCTTCGATATTATTTAAAATAGAATTAGATTTTAACAGTAGTGCTAACTCAACCAGGTTTTCTTTTTCAAGTAGACCCTTATCAGGAATAAAAGCCACGTATTCATCTGATTCCGGGTTTCGCAATTTCTTTCTAAACTCAGTAGCTCTACGCAAAGAATAAATCCTTGCTTGATTCATACTACTATCTGGAAGCAATCGGGCCCAGTATTTTGTACTACCTTCCCTATTCTCAATTTCAAATTCCTTACTCCAAGCAAATAGCTTTGTAATATTAACATCATTTCGTTCTGGGTGTAACATTTTTTATCCTTTCTGAGAAATTAAAACAAGGGCCTACCGCTTTTTAAACAGTTGGCCCTTGTTCCTAGAAAACCTTTAACTTATGCCCTTTACAGGTTATTAGACAGCGCCAGAATAGACGGTCAGCAAACCACTCTCAGAACGCCAGTTGAACGTCTGAGTCGCATTGTTGTTAACGTTGGAGGTAAACGAATCACCTACAACAGTCAGTCCAGCCACGACAACGGTCTTCAGAACAGTGTAGGGAGACGTGGTATCACAAGGATCGAGGATCTCCACCACAAGGTTCAAACCACTGCCGGTACAGCCTTCACCAAGCTGGAACTCGTATTCACCGGAGTTGATAGAACCTGTAGCTAACAGGTCAACAAGTTCAGTATCAGTATCAAGTACGGTAATCGTACCTTCAACACTAGGAACCTGTTTTTGATAGCCTACAATAGCCCGGTTGCCCATTTCCTTTACAGGCTGGACATTCAGGGAACCATTAATCGTAACGCTCTGTACACGATCAATCTGGTTAGCGGAGATCTTGATAATATTATCCCGGCCACGAATAGCAACAGGGAGAGAATCGTCGGAAATATCCGTCCAGTTAGTTCCGGTTGGGTTTGCATGGTAAACAGCAATCAACTGTGCTGAACGGGAATCATACGTGGTCAAGGTAGTGCCAGAGACACTATACTGACCAGTAGCTGGGGTACCCGTAACCTCTTCCAAATATTCTCCATCGAGAATAACGGACAAGAGGTAGTTACCATTTTTCAATTGCAACGGGGTCTGAGTCAGAGTAAAGGAAGTCGTGCCGGTCACATAACGATCAGCCACAACGTCAAACTTTAACAACCGCTTCTCAGAACCGATTAGAGTATAGTCCTCAGTTGCTTCGCCATCAACAGAATAATTGAATGAGAAATCGCGTACCTGTAATCTACGACCATGAATAGTCTTGGCATAATCTGCGACATCTTCATCACGGATGTAAATAGCAACATCAGCCTCATCCAAAGAGCCCAGGGCTACCCCTAAGGCTGGATAAGAAGAGGAACTATTACCCGTGAGAGCTGCCCACAGTTTAATACCAACATCATACGCCGAGAAGGTCACAGTAACATTCGGAGTATCACGCACGATACCGACCTTATTGGGATTTCCCAACTCATCAATATCCGTAGCGGGGATATCCGTGTTTAAACCGACTCTCTGAATTCTGGAGGCGAAGTAAGTGTCAGCAGGGCCGATCAAGCGCAGACCGACGTGCTGAGAAGGAATTGAAAGACGTTTCGCCATTAAGTTGTATCCTCCAATTACGGTTTATCTAGCGTCGCAGTGAACATTACTTCAGCTCGCCAGTATAATTTCTCTGTTAGTTCGGGACGTATCCTAACAAATTTGATCTGAATATTATCAGTAACTAGATTTCCCAGTTTCGGTAAATCCGTTGGGGGGAAACCCAGGTCGTAGTCATAAACAGGAATTGACTCTTTTAAAGAGTGAGCAATTCGGTATGCAAACTCGTCTCTTTGGGTTTTATTCTTAGCATATACTTCAATATACCAAGTTCTAGTCGTACTAGTATCTCTATTACCAAGTTCAAAACGTTGAAAATAAAGATTATCATTATCTACAGCAATCGTTGGGAGGGTCAAAATAGTTTCGGGGAAACCGTCTGCAATGGTAATTCCATTAACATCTGTAAAAAGACTCTCTGCCCAATAATAGACCGCCATATCTTCTTTTCGTTCTCTGTACATATGTTAATCCCCAGACTCTTTTGTAAAACGTCCTGTTCGTTTTGAACGAAATTTTGTAACGTCCTTGTTTTGTTTACCCCTGTAAACCTCAACATAAACTTTTTCAGTCTGATCAACAAGAACGTAGTTATCCCTTACCGCACGGATACCCGCTGGTTGTTCCATATCTTGTTGTTCTAGGTCTCGGAGAAGAGCTTGTTTTCTGTCGAGAATTTTCTCTCGGAGTTTTCCACGAAGGTCGTAATAAACACTCTTGAAAACATCATCAATTTCTTTTCCGATTTTACTGATGAAATGCTGTCCCCTTAGCTTCGGGTAAGCGGTTCCCCCACCTCCAGCACCATAAGCAGAATGTCCATACTCCAAAAGGGGCCAAAATGGTGCTTCATCATTGTTGAAGAGATTTAACCGGGCAGCAATTGTACTGTCATATTTCTCGGCAAAGCTATCAGTGACATCAACCATTTCATATTCTTTTGTTTGCCGGTTATACTTCCTTCGAAGTACCATCCTACCTTCTCGACCAGCACCATAGATCTTCTCTTTCCAGAAATGACTTCTCATACCCGGGTCTGCTACAACCTGCATTTCTTTATCACTCTGTAGTTGTTCTCTAACTGTTTCTACGGCAGCAGCATAGAGCTCTATATCACCTAAAGGAGAAAAATCCACAGAAGTAATGATTTTGTTGTTCTCAGTATCATGAACAACATCAACCATCTCAGGGTATTTTAATGTACAGGCACCAACCATTTGATTTACAAAAGCAGCATAATTAAATTCCCCGCTGGTATAAAGTGCCTTTCTAACGTGCTTTAGAAGAATCCCCAGTCCTACCTCATCTACAAGATTTGCTGCTTGTTCAAAAGCTAGGATACTAGCATGGTCTTTATCACCATCTGATAGGTCTGAAGTACCATCAAGAAGCTCATCTAGGGCACTCTCAATCAGCCTTCTCGACCTATCAATATCCTCAACAATTTTGGCTTCTTCTTTGAAAATATCATCAGCTGAAAAATGATCTACAGTACCAAATATATCTGGAACACTGTATTGTACTTTATCATCAGCCATGTTTATTCTCGCTCTACATCACCAAATACTGCTGAAAGAACTGCTCTTTTATATCCATTAGAGTAATCAAGAAATAGTTTTCTAACCGCTCTAAATTCTTGGGTTTCAGGCCCAAGCGCATCCTCAAGCTGTTTTAAGAAAATTGCCTGCATTTTCTTGTTCTTTGAGGAAATAAATTTTATGATATCTTCTGCATCCACACCTTGAATAATTATACCATTACTCATCAGTTTTTATCCCTTTCTACACAATCCACGAGAATCCTATTAATCTCGGGTACACCGCGTAAGATTCTCGATTTAATGTCCATAGTCCTATTATCAACTGTTACTGATATCGCATCATTTACAGTTGCTTCATTGGCTACAGTATATTTAATTTGAACTCTACAATCCCCGACATCGGTTTGTCCACCACGTTCCCATCCAAGTAATTCAGAAACACCCCAAGTAATATGTCCTGAGATTTCTGTCCCACTGTAGGTATAGATATATCCCTCTCCAGAACAGGTAGGACAAAAAGCATCGAGCGCATCCCCTGTAATGGGGTCAACCCCACAAGTAGTGCAAGCCACAGAGGAAGCTACAACATTGAATGTAGCAATTCTCCCAATAGCTCCACGAATGGAGTCGATAATATCTACAGTATTACTTGGAAAAACGATATAGGTCACAATACCTCATCGAAAATTGTAGCAAATCTAGCTGAGACATTCTCCCAATCATAGATGGGATTATTAAACTTCTCTTCTGATAGAAGTGCCAGATTGGCATATAACCCCGGTTGCTGATAAAGTTCCTCAAGATTTTGAGCAAGCCCGTCAGCAGAAACTAACCCACCGAGGGTCATAGTATCCGGTTGACGGGTCCATAAAGAGATTGGAATCAGTAGACCAATATCTCTAAACAATTCAGCAGATGCGCTGTTATCTGGAACAATTTGGGGAATCCCAACGGAGGCATCTTCAGCATTACAAAGACCCCAACCCTCGCCAAAGGAGGTATTAACACCCACGTCCGAGGCATTTGCAATTAAGTTAAGTTTAGCAACAGGGACGGTTTGTATTTGTCGAGTCCCGTTTGTTACAATGAGACGCTCTTCAACACCAAAACGTCTACAAAGTTTGGCGATATCCCATCCTGCATCCTTTAGTCCCATATGAAGATGGAGTTTTACATTCTCAGGTTTATTCTTTGCAAATTGTGCAAAGCCCTCAATAGTAGCATCAATCTTCTTTCTAGGCTGGTTTCGGTTACGATTCAGTACAATAAAAGAGTTGTAAAAGTCTTCCCGATCTGGGTACAGAATCTTCTTCAGGGCTTGCTTTTCTTCTTGAGTTCTAAACAACTTGCAGAAGTGCTTTTTATTGATCCCATGAGGAACGATATCCAGTTCCATTTGAGGAACTGCTGTCCTTACAACATCGTAACCGAACTTTGTATAAACAACCGCCCTATTCACAATATCGAAATCGGTGAACCACTCCGGGTCAAATTCTGACGAGTCTACGGGGAAATAAACGACAATGTTCGGGAGAATCTGTTTATCATATGCCTTCTTGATTTCCTTCAGATATTTGGCAATAACCCAAACATCATTCAAAATAAAAATCAAATCCGGCTTTTTCGCTACGAGCTCCGGAATCCGACTAAATCCCCAGATATCCCCTCGAATAGAGGCTGGGTAGATAGGCCATTCAATTTCATGTGGATCACCAAAGTAATTCACACCCAACTGAATTAGCTCGTATTTATTTGTAAGGTTCTTAAAGATATTATGAATAACTTGACTAAAGCCTGTCGGAGTTGACGGGCTGTCCGCAATAATCAAAACTTTTTTCACTTCCTATTCCTTTCATTTCCCATTTACTTCGTATGGGTTATCCTTAAATCCTGGAAGAGTAGACTTGTAACTGTTTAGTAACTTTTTCTGTGGGATTTTTAGAATCGAGGTTAACTCTTCCCAGTCCTTAGCCAAAGAGGCTTGACGCAATTTTGATGCTTCAATATTAGAGTAAGAAATCTCTGCGTCCTTCCAGCTACCAACAGTCCATGCACTACCTTGTAATGTACCCTCTTTTGTTACAATTGAGGACATTAAAACAATGGGTCTTTCATCACCAGGTTCGATAATAGGGGGGTTAGGGAAAATATAGGTCCCACCAGGATTCCTATAAATATTATAAGTATCGTCAATCAGATACTTATAATTCCACCACCGTTGGAGGGCTTTAACACCCATAACTAATGACGTTCTAAGCCACTCATCTAAGTAGCGATACGCTGTAGAATCGGTATCACCAAGCTGAACCCTTAAATCTTCAATTAAGTAATCTAAGTTCGTGGCTACGGAAATTGGCATTACTCACCAAACTCGGCTCGCTGGATCTCTGCAAGCCGTGCTTCAATTGCTTTCTGCATTTTTGCTGATTTACCTTCAGCTTCTGCTGTATCCAGAAGACGCTTTACGGTAGCTTCGGCGGTGATCTTATTCAACAGGGAGGTCAGCTTCAGGTACTGGAAATTTACGGCTTCTGCAACTTCTGCGTCAGTCATCTCATTCGGGCTACGTTCAGGAACCGTGGTTGGACGGTTGAATTTGATAATTGCACCGATATTGAAAAGCTGCCGATTCATCCGAGTAAAATAAGTATCCTGTTGTTCTGACCAGGTATCAACGATCATATCATCCTCGAGTTTACGAGGATCACCCTTAAGAATACGTCCTTCAGGTTTATTCGACCACGGGTTGATTACCATAACATGAACCTTGCCAACAGTGGTTTTCTTGTAACTAGCATAGGGTTCATTCACCTGCATTTTCGAAAAAACTACTGAATCAATAATATCCTGTTGCATTAATTTACATATCCTTTCAAAGAAAAATTTTAGTGGGGGAGGGCCTAAACCCTCCCCCAACTTAGTCCTTAGACAATCTTGATTACGTGAATACCCTCAGCCTTCGAAATCAACAGACCGAACTGCTGATACATTTCCAGCCAAGTGTACGGGGGAGTGGGGGCCATATCATCCCACATCTTGGTGCGAACATCACCGTAGGTAATGAAGTCACCAACATTGTTACCGATCACCAGGATCTTATCCGTGGGGAGCAGGGTGTTATGATCTTCAGGGTTATCCCATTGCTGATTCAAAGCAATCAAGGGGGCACCATAATAGCGACCCAGAGAACCGCGAGCCACAACTTCAGCCAACTGACCATCAACGCCAACCGTAGTACCCGAGCCATTGTCCCAGAAAGCACCGAACTTGGTGATCGGGGTCATCAGAGAACGGATACCAACGACGGCTTTCACACCGCCAGCGGTCTGATTGATATTGTCAATAGCATCTTCCAGGGCGGTAGCGGTGACGGCGGTAGCAACCTGGGTGAAGTTGTCAGGAGTATTCGCAGCAGTCCAGACTGTGGTCAAAGCAGTGAAAATCTTATTCATAAAATAATCACGCATCTTCGCAGCCATTTCTCCACGAATATCGGACAGGGTACCAATTTCACCGGATTCCATATCCCAAGCACCCCAACCAACTTTGATATTAGCACCGTCCAGAACATAGTTCATACGTTCCGTAACGGTAATCTCACTACCAAGATGGATGGAACCGGGGACAAGCGTCCGAACTTTCATACCCTTGCGCTGCTTCACAACCAGGCTATCACCGGGTTGCAGAGAGCGAGAGTCGAGCAGCATACTCATAAAGTCAACCGCAATGTGGTTGGGCTGAACGAACTCAGTGATAATTGCAGCCAAAGCATCCCGTTTATTACGATCCTTAGCAGCCGCTGCAAAAGCTTCCTTTAATTTAGTGTCTTCCATTGAGGAATCCTCCGATTAGTGTAAAATCTTGAAGGTCAGCTTGCCAGTCGCAGATTCGTACTGGTAAACTTCAGCAACAGGATTGGTTAAAGAATACTTCAGCATACCTTCGGTACCAGCAACGTCTTCGGCGGTGTTACAAGCAGCCAGGGGGCTGCCAGGAATTTCCACTTCAGCACTATAAACATAGGCACCAGACGGTACAGTGTAGATACCCTCACCAAAAGCCAGAGAAGGCACACCACTTGGAATGGTCAAGCCTTCCTGATGACCGGGCTGGGTGAGGTACACAGTCGCGGAAAACGGAACGTTACTAGTCTGATCCCATCCATTGCGTAAAGCATAGGTATAGGAGGGAACAGGCTGGTAAATCGGGGTCTGGCGATTGTCCTGCGCCCAGGTAACGCAATAACGAGCCCGGGTAGATTCAGCGGCGGTAGCCGGAACCTTACAACCAGGCAGGTCAGAGCGACTACCAAAATCGTAGCTAAAAGTTTGGCTGGTCAGTACGACCATGCGACCTTCAACCACATCGGCAGTAGGAACAACACCAAGAACAGTGTTACCAAAATGATTAATTTCCATTGTTTCTACCTCTTACTTGATGTATTTTTCTCGAAGAGCCAGGCCCAAAGCTTTGGGATCGTCATACTGAGCATTATCTTCTAAATTACTCAGATTAGGCAGTTCGATTTTTGTAGACGCTTTTGTTTCTTTGGTTACGGACGCAAAGGAGATCATCTCTTGTACCATGAAATCCAACGCTTCCTCCGTCAGACCTAAAAGCAGTGATTTCTTCTCACTGAAGAAGCTCTCGTCTTTGTTCAGACCAGCTTCAGAAAAGCGAGTTTTGATAGCAGCGAGTTTTTCAGATTCTTCGCGTTCTTTCACAACGCTGGCCTTAAACTCACGCAGTTCGATCAACTCACTATCCTTTACTTCCAGGGCGGCGGAGAGTTCGGAAACCTTCGCATCTTTTTCAGCTAGACCTACATTAGTATCTTCTAGCTGTTTCTTCAGAAGTTCTAGTTCTTCCACTCTTATATCCTCCACAGCAGAATTTTTCGAAGCCGCAGCAAAGATTGGAGTTCTTCCTGCATAAGCTGGCATTGAAACCAGTGTGATACCACGCAAGGTAGTATCTTTTAGAGTCTCAATTCCATCTTCCTCGGTTTGGGAATTATCAAACATGATTTCCCAAGAGAGTTGCGGGTATTGTCCGGTTTCAACTAGATCTTTGATGAGGGCAACGTCCTCTTCTCGTTCTCGAGTCCACAATGCGGCAATCCCTTCAATCTTATCCCCAATGTCCCGAAGATGGGTAATAACACCTAGAGGATGGGCCTCATCGTGGGTCTCATTGATCCGTCCAAACATCATCTTGACAGGTGCAAAGATACCCGACTTTATTAAATTGGCGAATTCCTCTTTAGGAACCCGTTGCTTGTTTTCATTGGGTTTGTCATCCGTAAGGATAAACTTTGCCCACATATAGGATGGATTCAAAGACAGAGCGGCGACAGCTTCGCCATCTGTACTCTCTTCTCCCTCTAGTTTATATTGTACCAATTCTAGCTGTTTTGTGGTAAAAATTGCTCTATTCATTGCTCACTCCAGCCGTTTTATTAGTGTTTTCAGCCGTTTTTGGCTTATCTTGCGGCGTTTCTGGTTGTTTAGGTGCTCCGGGTTGATTGGAGTATGGTTTCGGTGCGAAATCATCCAACCCGTAGCTTTTCATAGTATCTTTATCATCACTCAATTGCTTTGCTTCATCTTCGAAAACATAGCCGAAAGCATCAACATAAGTCGAGCGGCTCAGGTTTCCAGTATCATAGAGATTACGGAGACCTTCGATAAAGTTTACAAAGCTATGCAGAGAAATGGGTTTGAATCTAACTTCCGGATAATCACTAAGATTATTCTCGGTAGCAATTCTTTTGACAATATCTTTAATAATCTGTAAAATCTTTCTCTGCATATTGTTCATAGTTTTTACAGGAGAGAGAGTAGCATATTCCGGTTCTGAGGTACCAGATCTTTGTGATTCGCCAGTGGTCAGAATCCGAGGAAATCCAAGAGAATAGAAAATATCTTCGTTCACACCAATATATTTCTTATCATCTAGGATGGGTTCCAATGGGGGATAGACCCACTTGATTTCTACAGTATGGTTTGTGAACAACTGGAAAATCCGCTCGAGATCGCGTCCACCAGAATTTCTATAGGTCATCTGATCTTTCAGACTCTGGAATGTTTCCGACTCGTCTTCCGTTACTGGAAAATCATCACTACCAACTTTGAACTGCTGAATAGCACCAATCGCCCTAGCTGCCAGGGAGTAGTCCAGTCTTTTTAGGTTTCGTTTATGTTTTAGACTCTCAAGTGCAGCATGGAGATAGGGCGTTGGGTAGCTACTATCTGCCAGCGGTTTTCTTCGAGATACAGTATATTCAGGTTCTAGCTTGAATTCTTTAGTTCCCTTACGAACCTCAGCTACAAATACTGGATAGTATTTTAACCATTTTTCGTACAAAGGTACATCTGTAGTACCATCCGGATACATACCTTTATTTGTAATAAAGAAGATGGTCTTATCGGGAACAACTAGATAGTAGGACAGCATATCTGATTGTTCTGGGGAATTGATTTTAATTGTCGAAGAGTCTCTGACCCACATAGAAACAGGGACGGAGATGGTAGACATCTTCTTAATCCCGTATTCTCTGAAATCAGAGGTTGGAAGGCTTGCAAATTTTACTTCGGGATAAACTAAACCGGTTAAAAGATATTCAACAGCACAGGTCTCAGCAAACTCTTGTAGCTTATCCTTTACAGCCGTAAAGATTTTCAGTTCATTCGGGGAAAGTTTTCCCTTGCTGATGACCAAATCCGTAATACCAATTTCAATTAGTTTATCTACAACTGTACCAGCAATTGGATCTTTTCTGTAAAAGAACCTGCACTCCTTTACTACCTCTCCGTAGTTTTTGTGCGGAGCCGAATCCATTTTATCTATGTCTTGAGGACCCCACGGAGTAGAGCTGGGAGACGTCATGAAGCTATATTGTGCCTTAGCTAACTGACTTTTTTCTATTCGTTCCATAATTTGTTATCCTGCGAACCAAGAGCTTTTCATTAGCTTCTGTCGCTTTTTTGTGAAGTCCATAGTTTCATGGACTAGATAGTAGGCTAGTATCGCACATAGGAGGGCTGCTGTGAAGTGGTCTTCGCCTTTCTTACCTCCTCGCTCGGTGAGCGTTTTATAAACAATTTCCCCAGTTACTGTTTTAGAATAAGTCATTCTCTCAAGTTCCGTAACCATTTCAAAATCTGTACTAGAAAATACGACTTTATGGTTATTAGCGTATTCTTGTAATACTGAAACAGCTAGGGGTTTTGTTTTAGTTTTAATCTCCTCACCATCTGAGTTTGTTCCCATAACAATAGCAGTAGAGAAATTGATCGGTATCAGTCTTTTATGATAATCCTTATGGGCATAGTCTAAGGATTCTTTCAATCTTTGGACAACCGGCTTACCAACACCACCCTCATCTATACCAATAATATAGGGTTTAAACTTAGAATCAAGAAGGTCAATAAACCGATCCTGAATGGTGTAGGATACTTTATTTAGGGTAATACGAGCGTGGAATTTAATTCTTCCGTAGCCATCTTGATATAGAATAATAATTGCTGTTGGTTCCGTATAACCTAAGTCAATCCCTATAATGCATTTATAAGACTTGTCTGGGATTTGTGGGATTAAGTTTGCACGGGTGATATAATCATCAATGTTCTCAGAAATTTCCCACCCATTAATAACCAATTTATAAACCGGGTTATTAATAATCTCAAAAGCTCCACGATCAAAGAGAGAAAATACAGGTTTTCCATGCAACCCGAGAACAAAATGAATGTAATCTTCAGAATCTTCCCCACCATATTGTTCAAGAGCACGTTGTCTATCTTCTTCAGAAAAACGTGGATTTTGAAGGGCGGAAACCCTGTGCTTAGAGTAGCTTGAGTTTTCTTGATCGGTATGGTAAAGAACATTTCCTTCTCGTAGGCCAGTAGGTACGCCTGAAGTTAGAAGTTTAAATCCAGGAGTAAAAGTATTCAAAGAGGGCTGTAATTCCTGAAAAACTCTGTGGGCGTAGTAGCCACTCTCATCTAACAATATAACCGGGGTATGTAAACCAATTACATTAGCACCGGTTCCACTTTGTCCTGCAATACGACATAAAAGAGTAGCTTGATTCAACAGTTTGACTGTATAATCTGACCCGTTAATACCACCCCGAGGTTCAATGAATTGTTTTAGAAAAGAATTACTTCTGAATAACCGAATAAGATTAGTAAACACAGGTTCCAGATGAACCTTAGAAGGAACTGTATATAGGATATAATCGTTTGGAAATACATTAAATACAAGATACCAAATCATCAGCGTTGATAGGCTGACCGTATTATGTGACCAAATATTATCAATTAGATGTGTACTATTATGGGGAACGGTTATAGAATAAGTTTCTTGTTTTTCCACAAGCCTTATGTTTTTTACCCGCACCCAGTTTATATCAGCGTTTATAAACTTAGAAAGCTCAGCATCAACATTTACAACCTTATTAATGGTTTCGTCCGTTGGAAAATATTTAAGGTGCCCCGTTGACCGTGATCGAGTTTTTCTATAAGCTCTATAAGACAGTATTGGGTATACTTTTGCCTGGTTATGTGGTTTTTCTGTAAGATACCACTGTAAAAGCTCTTCTAACTTTTTAGATTTTCGTTTTGTAAAAATACCAATATTTTCACGGAAAAGTTGAACATTCTCCACACCTTTTATCGAAAGGCACCAAGCACCAAGATAGGGGTTCTTTTTATAAGCTAATGAAGCGAACACCCCAAACCTGAATAGAAGATGTTGTACATCCCGTGCTAATCTTTCTGAAGTAGAGCAGTAGCCCACCTCATTAGCTGTGCACCAACCGTCATCCCCAAACAACCTATTGAGGAATAATGCTACTTTTCCTTTTTTTGATTTAAAAACCAGTTCTGGTACAAACTTATCATAGGAATGACATGATCTTAGTCCATGAGTAGATAAGAAGCTAAGGTATTGGTTTTTTATTTTCGGGTCTTTTTTTGAGATAAAGTATGTTATATCCTTTACACGCAAGTTACACCCAAAATACTCCGCGATTTTCTTAAGATCTTCGAAAACTTCCGGCTCTGTCGTAGTTATAGATCCGCAGTAATATGTCCCCTCGGCAATAAAATGTGCCAGAGTTATATATTCTATATCATCTGCGGACTCAACCCCAAAATATGGGGTATTTTTAGCCACGGCCAAGTAGTTACCTACCTCTAGCCTATCGGCGTTAACAAACCCACTATTTGTTAGGAACGGATGTTCTTTGGTTACTACTGTTTTGAGACCCTTATCAGTTTCAATTTCATAGCAATCTTGTGTCCCATTATATTCAACAAAGCACTCATTTACTTCCTGCTTCCAATCTTGGTTAATAGATAATATATTATGCAATCTCGTGGACTCATACCATTCCTTAGCAGAAAGATACTCTCCCGTGTCCGGGTTCATAATCATAGCAGACTCGTGGACGCACTTTCCAACTGCCCTACCACAGGCTAATGATTGGTAGTTACTAACATCAAGAAGAAATTCCTTTTGGTATACAGTAAAAGCAAATTTCTCTTCTCTATCTAACCGGTCCATGTTATATACAAACTCACCAAACAAGACCGGGTTTTTCATAATCTCATAGAATACTAAATCTTCTTGAGATACTAGTTCCTTAATTGCCATTAGGCTTTACTTCTCCAATAAGCAATGATTTTATCTTCCCCTTCTCGACTATCAATTTTATATGAGTTTGGTAAACGAACCCCACCAATCTCCGTTTCAGCCCCATTAAAGGGAACTGAGAATCTTTCCTTCATAAAATCTCCTCCCCATTTACGGATATAGTAATTCCGGTTTAGGTTGAAGAATTTATTATTAGATCCACCACTTCCTTGCTTGATAGTTCTACTCCAAAAATGAAAGTAATAAGAATTTGTAACTTTTGCAGATTTGGTTCCAGCAAGGATTGCCCGTCGTGCTAAATCGTTGTCTTCAAAATAAGCCGGGTAGTGATTTACGTCAATATAACCCACCTGATCGAAGAAAGATCGAGTATATAACGCTAAGTTATGTGTATCACTCATTCCCCCTCCAACATCATATCCGACTTGATCACTCCAACCTGTAAATCGCTCCCACGGCTTTTCTTTCCACGAAGCAAATTTTAGATCTTCCCCATTAAAAAGAGGTCTTACTTCAGGGAAATCTTTTACTAAAGCTTTGACATTATATTCTTGTGAACATAACCAATCATAGCCTATCTTCTCCTCTACAGATATTAGGGAATCAATTGCATATGGGTAAGCAATGACGTCGTTTCCCATTGTTACTAGATTATCATATTTCCAGTGTTCCCAAGTAAAATCATAAAGATCATTTAAAGAATAGGGGAACCCGTAGTTCTGATTGTGTACAATATGAGGAATATCATTTCGAGCACACCAACCAGCGGTATCACCATCCCCAGGTTTCCCTACAATAATACACAATTTATACGGAGATTTTACAGTATCCCAAACTGATTGTACCGCTAACTGTGTGAACTCTAAATTTCCAAAAGTAACAATACCAATAACTGTCTTTTTCATATTGATACAACCGTCTCCATCTCTTTGTAGGGATCTTCGGAATCGCTCTGCCAAAACTGCATAGCTGGTACTGTCAGCCCAATCGTTATCTGTGAACTGTTCCGGTGGTTTGTTATTGCTAAGAATTTTTTATCCGGATTAAATAAATTATTATAAATTTGAGTAAATACATAAGGACCGGAAGCCCTACCTATAATTGTTTCACAGTAGGTACTAAGATACCCAATAGCATTTAGATCAAATGCCCTATCAAAAATATCTACTGTACTATAAAGATTGGGGTATTTATTCTGAATTGGAGTAGTGACTACAAAATCTTTATCGGGAAATTGAACTGCTAATCTCTCTACTAATGGTAACATCGGAAAATTTCTAGCCTGCCCAGAAAAAACATCCCCGGTAGCCACCAGAACAATATTCTTTCTCCCGTCAACAAACGCATCCACAATAGATTTCTGGTATAGTCTACTAAAGTTAATCCGAGGAATATATTTAGTAAGATTATCAGAGAACTTATAACTGATACCTGCGGATCTAAGTATATATTCATAATACTTCCTATAGTTTTCTAAACTTAACCCAATTCCAGGTAAGATGTTTCTACTATCTAAACCAAGCCACGTATTAAAATACAGGTCACTTGCCTGCCCTTTAACATAGGCTTTTGATGGTTCCATTATCCATTCTTGTGGTTGTGCATAACGGATTCTATCCAGGTCTTCTGTTAAATATGGACTATGTAAATGAGCATAGAAGAAACCCGTTTCTGGAAAAGCTTGTACAAGTTCCCGAACAAATTCTTTTGAATTATGATAATCACCGTTACCATAATACTGATAAAAACAAATTTCACGGTACATGTTTATCTACATACTCTTCTAAGACTGAGGTTACATACTGCTGTTCCCTAAAAGTAAGTTCTGGGTAGGACGGTAAAATAATAATTTCTTTTTGTAGAAGACTTGCTTTTGGGGAGTTATTAGCAGACCCTCTCAGGTGTTTGTGAGAGCTTATAGGATAAAAGAAGGGTCTTGTTTCTATATCCCGGTCAAGGAAGAACTTCTCAGCAACATGATAACCTGGGTTACCAATAACTCTTATACCAAACATCCAATTGGAATGGGTAGTATTCTCCGCTGTTTTCTGAATAACCAATTTAGGATTACCAATAGATTCGATAAGATCCTTATAGTTTAAGTATCGAGATTCTTTGAGTACCTGGATTTTACTAAGCTGCTCTAATTGAGCTACTAATAAAGCAGCCTGTAAGTTTGTAAGGCGGTAATTAAACCCTAGAATATCATGTACAAAACGAGTCTCAGACTGGCCCTGTCCCCGGCGTTTCTTTGCTAAAATGTATAACTTCTCATCATTAGTAACAAATGCTCCACCCTCCCCTGAGGTAATGGATTTGTTTGCATACCACGAATAGGCAGAAGCTAGAGATTCCGTACCTGCTTTTTTTCCTTCATAGGTTCCCCCAAAGCCTTCACAACTGTCCTCAATAAAGGTTATATGTGGATACTTTCGTTTTAGTTCAGGAACGTTGACTATGTTTCCTAGATTATGTACTACTAAGCAAGCATTTGCTCGGTAGATATTTTGTCGGAGTTCTTCTTCTGGGTAGTTCCAGGTATCTAAGTCTGTATCTGTAACGTACATCAAAAAGGGTGTAGTAAACCGTAAGCTATTCCATGCAGCTACATAAACGCTATTCGGGGCAATAATTTCAGTAGCACCCGTTTTATCGCGGAGAGCAAGGGCAACCAAGTGCATAGCAGTGGTTCCGTTTGATGTCAGGAGTAGGTATTTAACACCTAAATAATCTTTGAGAATTTCTTCGGCCTTGTCGAGGAAATACCCAGAGGAAGAAACCCAAGAGGATTCAATCGCTTGGGTAACATATTTCTTTTCATTTCCATAAAAGTATGGTTTATAAACGGGGATCATTGTATGTCCTTCATTCTTTCTGTTGCCCCAAACCAGCTATCCTTTTCTATAAATGAGTAATAAGCATTATTGCAACTTGTAAAATTATATTTATATCCTAATGAAGTCATAGCATTAAATATATTATCAAAACCACTTATGGGGTACTCTACACACACGACCTGTGGGAGAAAAGCAGAGCCGGACATCCCCCATATAGCTTGTAATTCATGTCCTTCTATATCAAGCACAAGTAATCTAACAGGCATCGAGATTAGGGTCTTATAGGTTACAGTCGTAACGGCATACTCATCAAACACACAGCCATACCCTTTTAACTCCTTTAGGTGGGCCTCTGTGTGTGTAAGAGAACCATTGTCATTACCCCCACCCGGAGCAGACACTATATCTCTAAAAATAGCCGTACCATCCTTATTAGAAAGAGCGATATTATAGTTACAAGCTAAAACTCTATTTTCTTCTAGCTGCTTAAAGGCATACTTAGATGCTTCCAAATTCATGCACGCCCAGCCAAAGTATTTCTCGAATATATAAGTAGATATCCCGAAATTAGCTGCACCACACTCTATAGCTACGTTCTCACTTCCAACTATATCATGAAAGTAATTGGTATATAACACCTCATCTAATGGGGGAACCCCATGCCCATGATATATCATCCTACTATCCATAGGTCTTATACGGTCTCTGAATAAATCTGCCAGAATCCAAATCTTCTCCTCGTGCGAAGGACATAAACATCTCCACGAGCTTTTCATCAATTTCCTTGATCAGATTATTGCGTTGCAGGTTCAAATCAATTCCTCTATGGAATACTTCATAGAGTTTTCTAAGTTTTTCTTCGTCACTAGCAAATTGTTCTACAAATTCTTCATAACTTAATTTCCGAATTACATAGAATTCATCTTGTGTAGCAAACATCTTCATGTCTACTGTATTTAATTTATCAATTAAACTACCTAAAGTATCACTCACTTTAAAACCTCCACGGCCACGCCCATACTATCATTAAATGCTATTGTCCGAATCTCTCTTTTATATGTATCACAGAATTCAACCAGTGCCTTATATTCCTGATCTTTATACCCAGTATAACCATACAGCTCATCAAAATATAAGATGGTCCCCGGAATAATCAGTTCGTTTAGGGGGAATAGGAAATCTACAGTAGAACTATATAAGTCACAATCAATATTGATAAAAGAAATAGGAGTCGTGTCTAAATTATTTAGAAAATCCCAGACGGTGCTTGAAAAATAACCATTATATAACCTAACATTACTTTCTAATTTTGGTTGTTCCTTAAGAGCAAAGTAATCTTTTTCCAAACCACGCCATTCTACTTGTAAACCGCGAAAGGAATCAAAAGCATGTAAAATTCTAGGCTTAATCTTTGAAGCAATATGGTTAGTAGAAATACCAGTCCAAATTCCAAACTCTAAAATTTGCCCCATAAATTTTTCTTTGTTAAGACAGTAATCTAAGATCTGTAAGTGGGGCTGTTCCCTTCCAAACCGATAAAAAGATTCTGCATTTGAGAAATCTAAAATATTATTCACTACCTATAACCTTTAGAATTAAAACCTTATCCGTATTAATTTCCCCAGTAGAGAAGAAGGTATCTTCTATAGCGGTATTATTCCCACCAAAATCATCAAATAAAACATCAATATGATTTTTAATCATTTCTTTTCTTTTTAAATTCCCGATCCACTCTTTATCTGAATTACAGATATAAAAACTTGGTTCCGGGAATCCTCTTTTCTTCCACAGATCATAATCAGAATCTGCAAAGTCCGGGGAATGGGCGGTTAGAATTCCTACCTGATGACCTCGCTTGACCATTGCTTGACAAAATTCAGAAAAGAAATAAGTATGTTTCCAAGCAGTTCCGTCGAGGTCTATAGCAATTTTTAGAGGTCTAGTTAAAGAAGTGGTCACGGTGACTTCTTTCTAATTTTAAACCTACTTTATATCCACCTAAGATGGGATCAACCTCGGGCCCATCTAAATAATCCATCTTTAAGTAGGATAGGACATCTAACCCCGCCTCCATTGAAAGAGTGCAACCACCACCAAATCGAGCATTGATTTCTGTCATAAAGATTTCCCCATCTTGGGAAACAATAAACTGGGTATTAGTTGGTCCAGTAAGTCCCATAAGCGTACTCACTCTCTTTGTAAGGTGAACAAGTTCCGGGAAGGAGACTGTCTCACTTGAGATTACTTCTCCACCACTAACCCTGCTACGAATACGAGGTACAGAACCATACCAAACACCTAAAGGACTAAAGTAAGAATCTACCGAATACTCAGTACCAAATACAAAATTCTGGATAACATAGTTCGGGTTCTTAGAAAAGTGCTGTAGATCATCATAGTTGTAGACCTTATGCAAGTCTTGAGAAGCGAAACCACGAATCGGTTTTGCAATAACCGGAAAACTACTTCGAACTATTTTTGGATAAATGTGTGGGAAATTCTGTAACATAAAATCTTCAAACTTCCCTTTATCCAAGCAAGTCTCCGCTGCTTCTTCTTCTGAACACACTAGATTTGGTAAGACAAAAGAAGAGAGCATAGCTACAGCAGCATCTTGAAGTGGGATAACAAGATCAAAATTACCAACTTCCAAGAGATTAAGAAAGTCAACTCTGAAACGCGGATCTCCCCAAGCGTAGCCTTTATGAACAGTTCCAACATTAGCTAGTGGACAACGTGGATCTAATTCATATCCTTCTACGGAAAAGCCAGAAGAGAGAAATCTTTTAGACAGGGCAACCCTTCTCCCCCCACCAGCGAATAAAACCTTATTTGAATGTTTCTGGGACATTGGTAATATTTGTTCCACCTTTTTCCATTAATTCTACCGGGGTAACTTCAACGTATGTACCACACTTAGTAACTTTACCATCAGAAGACGGGAGATCGTGTTCACATTTAAATTTCAAAACCGTCTTCTTACTTTCTGGGTAGTTAAACCACACCGTACCTAAAAGCATTTTACATTCCGGACAGTAAACGTAGGCCATCCGAGATTTGTAAAACTCTTTTGCCTTGATTTTAAGATCCTCAAGATAGTTGATAACACTCTGCTCTTTATCACCTTTACGGTGCCTACGGGTGATTTTAAGATCTTCCTGCATGGAGGAAATATCTTTCCGTAGAGAAGACATCATGTTATTCAACTCACGGAGTATGGTAATATTATCTAAAGATACGCCCATACCACGAATATTATTGTTAACTTGCTCGAGATCTTCAAGCTGAAGAATGGCCTGAATAAGTGCCCGGAGAACTAATTGATCATTAATCTTAAGATCAGTAAGATCATAGTCTTCGGTGAAAGAGGAAAGCTTGGCATCAATCCGTCTTTCTAACGTCATAGACGGTTGAGCATTCATTTCATACTCGGCCATCTTTTCATCAAATTCTACGTCAGAAAGATCTCTATATTGTTTGAGATTTCTGACCCGTTTGGAATATCGTTTATCTGTGTAATGCTTTTCAGTTTCCTCTGGCACTTTTTACTCCCTTTGACTTGATCTGTTCACTATAGATATTATACAGTTTTTCTTTGTTTTGTGCCACAAATTGCCCAATTCCAACCATTTTTATGCATTCTTTATGAATATAGATATTCACATAAGGTCTATCTACTCCAAGTAGGAATTCTAATTTATAGTTTTCCATAATCTTCTGGCACTGGGGACAGATCATTCTTATCATTTCCTTTCAGATAAAATCGTAAACTTTTTACTAGGGTTGGGGTTAATAGTTCTTCATCCCGAAGAAAAATAAACTGAACTAACCTATTAAGATCATTTTTACTAAGCATAACATACACTAGATCATGGTTATCTCTACAAAGATCCGCATCCATTGATCTCTTGAACTGCTTACCACAGTATGAACAAGCCCACTTGTCTTTTGCTTTTATAGCCACCGCATTCTCCTTTAGATAAAGTATATCAGGAATAATATATTTGTCAATAGGCAATTTGCTTCTTGACAGAACTAATTTGCTATGTATAATAAGAGTCTAGCACATTAACAACTGAATATGAACACCTTACAAATTTGTAAGGTACCAATTCTATTGACAAAACGTTCGAAACGTGTATAATATAAAAAGATAAAGTGACGCTCAGAATAATTGAGCCGCCGATCACTGCGGAAGTGAGAGGTTGAAAAAACCTGGTAGTCAAATAAAGGAAAAATAAATTGTTTACTTTAGTAGATAACACTAATAAAAATAAGTTAGTGAAAAAATTGATAGGCAGTAATTTGGTTTCTATTGACACGGAGACTACTTCAAAGAATCCAATTGAGTGTACACCACTTCTTCTTCAACTTGGCATTGAAGAAGATTTATTTATTATTGATCTTAATAAACAAAAGAATTTTGCTTCTTATGTTATTAAGTTAATCATAGACTCAGGAAAGCTTTCTATCATGCATAACGCTAAATACGACCTGAAGGTCATCTATCGCGTAACAGGCGAATGGATGCGGAGTGTCCATGATACAATGCTGGCTGAAGTTTTAATTAATCAGGGGCTTTCTTCTCAATACTTCTCCCTCGCTTCTCTCGTAGAGAAGTATTGTGGGGTTGTCCTTGATAAAGAAGTCCGTTTAACTTTTGAAGGATTTAATCCGGAGGTTGATTCTTTCACACAGGAACAACTCCTGTACTCCGTTCTGGATGTTAAATATCTTCCGGACATTTATCAAAAACAGGTAGTCGCTCTGCAAGAGCAACGCCAACAGCGGGTCCTGGATTTGGAAAATGAGTTAGTATCAACCGTGGCGAAAATGGAGTATTCCGGTCTTCTTTTAGATAAAAAAGCCTGGCTTGGGTTGGTTGAAACTCTTGATAAACAGGACAAAGAAGTGCTGTTTGACTTGTATAATGAGTTCCGGGTTTTGTTTGCCACAAAAGAATTTTCTAATGCTCTTGAGGCATTTGAGTTTCTTGCTATACCAGTAGGAACAAAGAAATTCCAGAAGGAATTATCAGAAACAACGGTTCCTGAGAATATAGCTCATATAGTATGTTCTAATGTTAATTTTAACTCAAATAAGCAAATCGGGTGTATTATTGGTCAGTTATGTGGAATTCCTGGGCTTTCTTCTGTTGATAAGAAGACACTTGGTAAGTTTCGGTTTGAATACGAGTTTATTAATCTTCTCCTGACCCATCGTGATTTGGAGAAGAAGATGAATACTTATGGAGAGAATTTTATTGATTATATTTCTCCCGTAGATGGTAGGATTCATTGTGAGCTTAATCAACTTGGGACAGAGACGGGAAGGTTTTCTTCAAATACGCCGAACATGCAGAATATTCCGAAGAAGAACGAATACCGGACGGCTTTTGTAGCTCGTTCTGGGTATAAGATTATTACAGCAGATTATTCTCAAGCTGAGTTGAGATTGTTGGCTGCTGTGAGTCATGAAGAGGTTATGTCTCAGGCTTTTATTGATGGAATCGACTTGCACATTAAAACCGCTTCTCTTCTTTTTGGTGTGCCCGTTGAAGAGGTTACAAAGGATCAACGCAAAGATGGGAAGACTTTGAATTTTGCTGTTGTGTACGGAACAACTGAGTACGGCTTACTATACAATTTTGGTCTCCCAATTGAAACAGGCAGGGATTATCTACGGAAATATTTCACCGGATACCCAAACTTAGGTAGGTTTATTCCTGCCGCCGGAAAGAAGATTTTAGAGTTAGGTTATTCTGTTACACCTTATGGCAGGAGACGGAATTTTGAAGCGAAGGTTTTATATAAGGATGCTTTTGAGTATGAGAAACTTACGTCCGCTATAAAACGAGAAGGAATTAATCATATTATTCAAGGAGGAAGTGCAGACATTGTTAAATTATCAATGGTTACTTTGGACAGAACACAGCCGTTTGGAGATGAGTTTAGAATTTTACTTCAGGTCCATGACGAACTGGTTTTTGAAGTACGAGAAGAAATAGTAGAGGAGGCAACCGCTTTTGTGAAGAAAACTATGGAAGAGGTTGAACAGAGGTTTTTGGGAAAAATTCCCGCAGTGTTAGATGTTTTTATTTCTGATTCATGGTATAAGGATTAAGTATGGCAAAAAGCAAGGATTTCTTGAAGGGTTTTCTTGAGCAGTATTCTGACTATGTTGTTACAGATGAGATGTACGGAGATGTTCGTGCAATTTCAACGGGATCACTTAGTTTAGATTACTGTACAGGAATTGGTGGAATTCCAATTGGAAAGTTCACAGAAATTTATGGTCCAGAAAGTGTCGGGAAGACAACCATTTGCTTGAGTATAGCAAGGAATGTTATCCTCTCTGGTAAGAAGGTTTTGTATATTGACGCCGAGCATGGATTAGATTATAATTATATTCGAATGATTGCTCCGGAGGCGACTGAGGAGAATTTTATTCTTCTGCAAACAGATCTTTCAGACGATGCTTTTACAGCATCTGAGCAAGCAATTGCTTCGGGCGAGTTTGGTTGTATCTTCTTAGATTCTCTGGCTAATCTTGTTTCAAAACGAGAACGAGCGAACGAGTTTGAGAAAGATACAATGGGAGTTATCCCTAAAGATCTTGCTAAGTTCTTACGAAGAAATAGTCATGCAATTCGGAACACAGAAACTGCTTTTGTGTTTGTGAATCAAGTACGAGATAAGATCGGAGCTTATGTCCCGACTTTGGAAAGCCCGGGTGGACATGCTCTTCGGCATATGTGTAGTTTGAGAATTTCTCTCGCCTCTACAGGAAGTAAGGCTACTCGTATTACTGTAGGTGATGAAGAAATTGGTATCTTGACTACATTTAGCATTAAGAAGAATAAACTAGCTCGGCCTTTCAAATCCCACTTTATCCCTATTCTGTGGGGCATTGGGATTGATCGGACTAGGGACATTGTAGAGCTTGCAGAAGTTATTGGTGTCATAAATAAAGCAGGTGCTTACTATCGTTTTGAAGGAGAGAATATTGGTCAGGGGTTAGGGAAAACATTAGAATTTCTTAATCAAAACAAAGAGGTACTTGACAAGGTAGTAGAAGCATGCTATACTATTATGCGTAACGAGCGAACGAAGGAATTGCAAGATTTGCTTCCCGAAGTTGCTGAAGAACTTTAATAACTGAATAATAAATAAAGTAAAACCCCAAATGGGGTAAATTTATACTATAGGAGATGATATGGAGAGAACACTAAGAGTGAAAAGATTGTATTGGCTCGGAGATTATAAGAATATAGAATTTGGGGAAGAGATTACCCAGATTCCCGCAGATATCGCTTTCAATCCAGAAGTGATTGATCGAATTCGATATTTGCAGTTACTGACAACCGAGATAAGTTTTCAGAGATATATATCTTTGGTAAAACAAACCGCCGGTCTTGCATCAGAAGATGTGATCGCTGCTTTGGAAAAATCAAAGGTACAAACATTTGATGAATTAAAACAAGTCCTTAATGGACACCTAAAGACTACAGGAGAAGAATAATATGGGCGCTGATTTTGATGTTTCAATTTTTGAGAAGAAAGAGCAACCTCGGTCAACTTTTGAAAAACCGGAGTATTTGACTTTATCGGTTGGACAGCACACTACACGTGTGTTGGCTACCCCACACAAGGTTTTTATTCACTACATCCCTGATCGTAAGCTGACGATTGCTTGTCCCGGTGAGGATTGCCCGATTTGTAAGACAAACAAACGCCTGATGGTCGAGTTTCCTCATGACTATAATAAGCAGAAGGGATTCATGTCTCGTCAGACTCGCTTCTTGATGAATGTTTTGGATCGTACTCAGGTTAAAGTGTGCCCGGGCTGTGGTGCCGAAGTAAAGCGTGGTGCAGATGGGAAGTTCTCCCCGATGTGCTACAAGTGTAATGTTATGGTAGCTGAGGTTCCTGTTACCAAGTCTAACAAAGTTAAGATTCTTGGGATCAGTCAGAGTAATGCAGACGTTTTGTTCGCTCTGCACAACTCTACTCTTGATGATAATAACGATATTATTGGTCTCAATAACTTTGATGTAAATTGGCTGGTAACTAAGAGTGCTAATGGCAAGACTGCCATTACCCCGATGGCCTCAACGAATCGGGATATTCTGGACGGTGAGTATAAGTTGTGGGATTTGGAAACTGCAACCATTCGGCTTACTGCTCAGGAACTTGGTGATCTGGTCAACGGTGCTCAGTTGCGGGATATCTTCCTCTCCCGTCGTGAAGAAAAGCAAAGCGATCTTCCGAAGGTTGAGAAAGTATCAAAGGAAGTAGAGTCTGACATTCAAGACGCTATTTCGGATCTGTTTGGTAGCTAAATAAGAAGTAAGTGGGAGCGTAAAAGGCGTATCCTACCGCTGCTGCGGGAAAGGTAGTAAGAAAACTGTGCAAATCAGTACCCCACGAAATACTTGAAAGAAGGATAAACATGAATACGGTTATAAAAGATGACTCAATTGTGATTGAGGTTGGTTCTGTAAGTAAGGTTAAGATCAACTCGAGCAATCTGCATACAATTTTAAACCATTACTGGGCAATCCCGGTTTTAATTAAGATGTTAACAGATCTAGGTGTTAGTGATTTCTCCGAGTGGGATGCTGCTCGAAAAGGGCGATATGACCACCCCGCATTTATTGAGATACAGAAGGAAGCACAAAAAGAGCAGCCCGTTTCTGTAAGGGTTCGGTTGTGAACCTGTATAAAATATATTCTGCGGATTTTAAATCGCCGTTTAAAAGTATCTGGTTGTTGTCATTTGTTTGTATTACTTGGTCATTCCATCCAGGTACTGGTGATTTACAAACATTCAGTATTGGATTATACTGGGAAGCGGAGTTAAATTTAATTTCAATCTATTGGGATAGCGGAGAATGGTGGACAAATGGACGATGGACTCGCAGCTAAATATGCTGATTTACTTGAGAATGAACCTAGTCGGGCAGGTACCCACTTAGCCAGAATGTTTGGTGAGCTAACTGATACAAACATAGATGGAAAACTGATGGGTATTTTCTCTAAGTTAGTTAAAATCTATGGAGCTAGGTTAATTTATTTTTCAGTGCTAGATGTAGCAGATATGGATAATGTTCGTCCAGGAAATCCAGCAGGGCTTCTTTCTTACTTTGCTAAGAAACGCTTAGAGAAAATGAAAGCATATCCGCAAGAAACCCTGGAAGATTTTATCAACAAACAAAGAAAAGACCTCGGTAAAAATAAAAAGGTATTCATGAGGAATTTAGATGAGTGAGCTTTTTAATCACGACGCTGAAATCGCTGTTCTAAGCATTATACTAAAGAATCCCAGTAAGTATTATGAACTTACTGGGTTACGGCATGGAATGTTTGCAACTAAGAATTACGAGATGATTTTCCAATCCATAGCAGATCTTAATGCAGACGGGAATGCAGCTTCTTTTCCGATCTTGAGAAGTTACATGGAAAGTACGGGGATGCTCCCACAGGTTGGTGGAGAACAATTACTTACTTACTTATATAATGCTTCTTATCCAGAAGATAATATTAGTTTCTATGAGAATTTAGTTATTGATTCTTATCGCGGAAGATCACTAATCCAAGCTGCTACAGATGCACAAAATACTGTACAAGCTGGTGGGGTAGATTTAGCACTGTCACAAATTCGCCGTACTCTGGATAATTTAGCTACAGCACATGGTAAAGAAGATCTAACAGATTTTAGTGATATCCTAACCGCTGCTTATGGAGATATCCAGGAGCGGGTTGCTGCCGGTGGAAAAATGCCCGGTCTGACTACTGGTTTTCAGAGTTTAGATTTGACTACGGGCGGTTTTGGAAAAGGCGAGGTTTGGATTGTCGCCGCAAGGTCCTCGATGGGAAAGAGCGCATGGATTTGCAACTCGGCATTAAAAACAGCAAAAGCTGGTAGCTCTGTTGCGATCTTCTCACTAGAGATGCCAAAAAAAGTTTTGATCGAACGTATGCTTGCTATAGAGACTGGTATTTCAATTAGTAAAATTCGTTTTGGCAATCTTAATCAAAAAGAAGTAGATGCTATTTTTGAAGCTACTAAGCGTCTAAGAGATTTAAAGATTGTTGTAGACTCAAACTACTCCGCCGATATTGACTACTACACATCTACTGTTAGGAAACTAAAGAAAAATAACGACCTGTCTGTTACCTACCTTGATTATATTCAGTTGATGGCTGAACGTAGTACAGAAGCAACCCATGAGTTGGGGAGGATCTCTCGTGGCGTAAAGCTTTTAGCTAATGAGTTGGGAATTACTAGTGTGGTTGTATCACAATTAAACCGCTCACTAGAATCCAGGGATGATAAACGGCCAACTCTTGCGGATTTACGTCAGAGTGGTAATCTCGAAGAAGATGCGGATAATGTGATTATGCTTTACCGAGATGAGTATTATAATCGTGAGAGTAAGCATAAGGGTATCATTGAAAATATTATCCGAAAACAACGTAATGGACCAGTAGGAACTGTTATGTTGAAATTCATTGATGAAAGTAATATTATTTATGAGGACTAGAGAATGGTGAACCGGGCTAAAGTTAAAGGGACTGCTTGGGAGAATCTCGTAGTGGATCTTCTAAATAAACATTTAGATAAAGCTACATTCAAAAGAATTCCTGGAAGTGGTGCAATAGGAACAATTATGGGAGAAGGTCTACTCACCGGGGATATTAGTGGAAAGATTGCGGGGTTCCCTAAAAAGATTCGGGGCGAAGCAAAAGTTGGGTATGGGGGATCAAAACAATTAACCGTAAAAAAGGAGTGGATTGATAAAATCCATGAAGAGGCTGCTAACACCCAATCTCTTCCGGCTTTATTCTGTAAGTTTAGTGATGCTCGATCCGGGGTAAAACATTTTGTTGTTCTTTCCCTGGAGGATTTTATTGAAATTATGAATTACATCACTATGATTAATGGTGAAGAAGATGACTAAATACGAAACTTTATGGGATTATTTTCTTTTTCTTTACCAGAAAAACTTTGGTATCCGGGCTGATGTGGTTGAAAAGTATGCTGTATTAGATATCCTTGAACGGGTAGCAAGCGGGCAAACTAATCAGATGGTTGCAGATACCATAGCTGCTGAGGTAGAGTATGTAGATGACGTAGTAAAGAAATATTTTTCGTTCCCAGGATGGGAGCGGGAATTGGATGTGGATATGTGGCAGATGTACCGCACTCTGGGTGGAGATATGTCTTATACTCGATCCGTAGTCTTTACCATCAGTTCTATTATGGATAATAAATTATTTTTACAGGCATATAAAAATTGCCGAGAATTAGAAAAAATACAAAAGGAAGTTAATAGCAATGTCAGATAAACGATTTGCCCCACCTGATTTTGATGATATGATGCAACTTACTGATTTAATTCGTGAGTTGTATGAGAAGGTAGAGAAGATGGAGGCTGTGATTGATGAAGAAGTGGCTAAGACCACCACAGAAGTCACAACCAACCCAAATTACTTTGTCAACGGTAAGGCTCCGTCTATGGAGCTAGTAAAATCAACCTATCAGATTCGTGGTTTAGACGGAAACCTTTTTGATAAAAGAATGAAATTAGCGGAAGTAAAAGCCGCCCTAGAGGGAGCAAAGCTCCGTTTCCAGGTTATGCGTGGGATGATTGATATTTATATTACTGATAGTGCAAATGCTAGAGCAAGTGTGGTATGAACATCAGTGCTTCCATGATTAAAGATGTTCTGGTATGTTCTAAACGGGCTGATTTTAGAATCAATTATCCGGAACAAGCTATACAAACTACAGAACAATTAGTAGGTTCTGTAGTCCATAAGGTGATCGAGGATTACTGGCGGGATGAGAGAGCTGCTTACGAATATGTAAACCTTACAAATTTGCAAGGTCCAGAGAAGGATAAATGTGTTAGAATGTTAGAGAGTTTCTTTGGAAACTTTTACTATCTTCTTAATGAAAATGATCTTGTTGAAAAGTATTTTCGTCTCGAAATTGGAGAAGATCTTTTCTTAGTAGGGAAAATGGATCGTGTAAGTGTGGAAAATAAAATGGTTATAGACTGGAAAACTTCAGCCTCAACACCGTTTTCTGTTGCGAACGACCCGCAGTTTATTATTTATAACTATGCATTCCGTAGATTGTTCAGTGTTCCGGCTGAGTTTGTAGGGTTTGCTTCCCTTACAAAGGGTAGAATTGTAAAGTTTGATTATGATAAACAGTTAGAAGAAGAGCTTTTTAGTTCTATTATTCCGGATGTAATTAGAATTATTAAAACAAAAAGTTTTATTCGACAAGGGTTATTTGGTTATAATGGTATTGGTAGAATAAGTGGTGCCTGTAAGAATTGTGCTCATTATGAAATGTGCAGGCGGGAGGGTGAGTAATGTCTTGGTATATAGAGTACCTACTTAGGAGAAGTGACGAGATTCATAACGCTGTTTCTTCACCTGAAAAAAGTATTGCAGATACTGATCATGATAGCTATGAATCTGCATTCAATCTGGATTCAGACTCTTATAATGATCTACTCTTGATAGAGAAAAAGATAGCGGAATTGGTAAATCTTGGTATAATAAAAAATAAAGATGTGGAATTCCTCTCTTTAATTGGTGCTGGATTTTCATTTCGAGAAGTTGGTAAACGTTTAGGAGTTGTAAATAAAACAGCAGTATTTCGTTTTAGGGCATTGTGTGCTTTAATATCTTATTATACGGGTTATATTTTTTGTGATGATGAGTTTCTTCGTAGACTACAAGAAGATCACAATTTAACAGATGAACAAGTAGAGATTGCTAGGCAATACATGCAATCAACATTAAAGGATAAGGTTGTAAGGAGATAATATGTATTCTGAGAGTGAGATTCAAAAGGTAATTGAGACTTATGGAGATGTTACGTGTATTCACCGTCATCGTTGGCCGGATCACAAGAGTTGTTTTGCTCGTGGTCTTATTAAGATCAAGAATGGTGGTGAGCGTTTAGACGCTAAACAATTTGAGAAAAAGACGGGTATTCCCTGGTACAAGGTTCCCGGCACTCGGGTCGGCTATTTTGATATTGAAACCGATAACCTGAACGCGGATTTTGGTACTGTACTTTCCTGGGTAATTAAATCAAAGGGTGAGAAAAGGTATGATTGCGCAGTAGTTACTAAAGAAGAGTTGTTTAATGGTACGCAGGATCGACGTCTTGTTGAAGAGTTTGTGGCTGCCCTTAGTAATTATGATATTATTGTCGGATATTATAGTTGCGTAACTCCGGGACATAAGATTCTAATGGCGGACTTAACTTGGAGAAACGTTGAAGAACTTGTTCCAGGTGATGAGGTTGTAGGCTTTGATGAGGAAGCTGTGGAGGGGCGGCGGAATAGGCTTATTCGAAAAAGTACCGTGGTGGGCAATATCCCAGTTGAAAAACCTGTTTTTGAAATTAAGTTTAAAAACGGAAAAACCATTATTGCTACTGAGGACCATCCCTGGTTGGTACAACGTCACAAGACTTGGGTATGGAGAACCACCGGCCAATTGCTGCATTTTAATAATAAAATAAATACCCTAACAAAGGTATTCGACGTATGGGAAGAGTCAAAAGAGAAGGATGCTGGTTACGTTTCTGGGTTTTTTGATGGAGAGGGTAGTATTTCACAAGCTGCTAAGCATGATGATAGAGACATGGAACAGTGGAATCTCATGATAAATGCTTCCCAAAATAGTGTTGTTAATAAGGCGACCTATGATAGTTATTGTGAGGCACTTGAACGTTTAGGTTATGAATTTACAACTAGAAAATATGATCCGCAACATGGGGATCAGCATGTTATTACAATTACAGGCTCAAAAGCGGACAAATTAAAGTTTCTTGGGGAGATTAGGCCCAGTAAACTTTTTAAATTGGACATAGAAAAGCTGGGTATACTGCCGATTGTTGAGCAAACGGAGATAGTATCTATTACTCCTGTAGGTAATATGGAGGTTTGTGGTCTAGGAACTTCTACAGGTACTTATATTGTAGAGGGTTATCCATGTCATAATACAGGTTTCGATTTTCCATATATGCGTGCAAAAGCTTTGCATTATAATATCCCATTTCCTGGGTATGGTGATTTATACCATTGGGATGTTTACTACACTGTAAAATCCAAGTTGAAAATTTCTCGTA